CATTTGGCTACATGGCCCTGGCCGGGTGGCAGACAGAGAGTATGCTTGAGGGCATCGAGCCGGTCTTAAATCTGGCGGCTGCGGCAAATATGGATCTGGCCCAAGCCTCCGATATTGTGACCGACTACCTGACAGCCTTTGGCTTGACTGCCAAGGACGCAGCGGGCTTCACCGACCAGATGGCCTACGCCATGTCCCGGTCTAACACTAACGTCGTCCAACTGGGGGAGGCCTACAAGAACTCTGCCGCCACAGCGAAATCCATGGGGTATTCCGTGGAGGATACGACAGCGGCGATCATGGTGATGGCAAATGCCGGCGTGAAGGGCAGCGAAGCGGGTACAGCCCTCAACGCCATTATGACGCGCCTTGCCACTAACACCAAGGACTGCGCCGACGCTCTGAGCGGTTACGGCGTACAGGTCTACGATTCCCAGGGCAACATGAATAGCCTATCCAGCATCCTAAACGGTATATCCGGGATATGGCAGGACCTGACTGACCAGGAGCAGGCGAACTTGGCGAAGGTCATAGCGGGGCAGCACCAGTATTCAGCCCTGCAGACCATTATGAGCGGATGCAGCGAGGCCGCAGCCCAAGGCGGGCAATCCTTCAATGACTACGCCGCCGCTCTGGCCGACTGCTCCGGGACTGCCGGGAAGATGGCAAATACCATGCTGGACAATATGAACGGCAAGCTGGTCATCATGCAATCCTCCTATGACGCCCTGAAAACCACCATCGGAGAGCAGTTTATCCCGGAGATGGAAGGACTCTACGACATCGGCGCGGACGTGTTCAGCGTCCTTAATGATTTCGTTAAGGCGAACCCGGCGCTGGTAAAAGCTATTGCCGCTTTTGTTGGCGTCGTCGGCACCGCTACGGCGGCTATGACCGCCTATGCCGCCATTTCCAAGGTTGTCAAGGCACTGGACATGGCCGCTATGTTCACAAACCCGATCTTCTTGGGCGTGACGGCCGTTGCCGCGCTGACCGCCGGGATCGTGGCTCTCGCCTCCGCAGCCAACGAGGGCATCACTTCCGTGAAAGACCTGACCGGGGCAGCACAGGAAATGAACGAGGCTGTGGACGAGGCCAACGCCACCTATGACGAGGTTACCACCGCCACCCTCGCCGCGGCGAATGTGGCCGACACCTACATCGGCAAGTTGGAGGAGCTGGAATCCACCGGGCTTAATACCGACGAGCAGCAGAAGGAATATCAAAACACGCTGGCGCTTCTGCTTCAGGTCATGCCGGAATTGTCCGACTGCATCAGCACCACAACGGACGAGTATGGCCGCACTACCTATGTGCTGAACACCACGACGGACGCACTCTACGCAAACACCGAGGCGTGGAAGAAGAACGCCATGGCCCAGGCGTATCAGGAGCAGTTGACGGCCCTCTACCAGTCCTATTCTTCCGTGCTTGTCGAGGCGGAGAAAAACAGCATAGGGCTGACCAATGCAAAAATTCAGCTCGAAGAGGCCAACGAGAAATATAACGGCACGATTGAGCGAATGAACGCCCTGTGGGCCGAAGCCAGCGCCGAGGCAGACAGACAGTGGAAGGAAAACGGCATTCTGGCCGATGCCACCGCCTACCTGACCCAAGAATACTACGACCTGGAAAGTTCCCTGTACACCCTCAACGATGAAATCTACGTTGCCGAGCAGAACATAAAGAACCACCAGAAGGCCATTGACGCTGACGCCGAGGCGGTTGCCGCAGCGGAGGAAGAAATCGCACTGGCGGAAGAAGCGGTGAAGAACCTGACCGGCGCCACGGAGGGACAATCTGAGGCGGATATTGAAGCGGCCCAGCAGACCGAGGCCCTGACGAACGCCATAGGCGACACCATGGCACAGGTGCAGGCTCTCACAGAGGCATACAACGAGGCCTACGACGCCGCAATGAAAAGCGTACAGGGACAGTATGACATCTGGGACGAGGCCGCAGACGTGGTTGCAACCAGCGCAGGGAGCATCAACGAGGCCCTGGAAAGCCAAGTGGCCTACTGGGACAACTACAATCAAAACCTGGAATCTCTGCGGGAACGCACCGCTGACATCGAGGGCCTGAGCGATGTGATCGCCAGCTTTGCCGATGGCAGTGCGGACAGTGTGAACGCTATCGCCGGCATGGCGACCGCCAGCGACGAGGACTTGAAGAAGATGGTGGAGAACTACCAAGCCCTTCAAACAGCCCAAGACGAAACCTCCCAGAGCATAGCGGACATGAAGACCGACTTCTCCAATCAGATGGACGAACTGCAAAAAGCTCTCGCCGAAGACATAGAAGCTATGGACCTGGGGAGTGAGGCCAAGGAAAGCGGCCGGGCAACCATCCAAGGCTACATCGACGGGGCGAAGGGTGAACTGGCCCAAGTCCAAGCGGCGTATTCCAGTATCGGCTACGCCGCCAGAAAAGCCCTTGCAGGGAATTATACCGGCTCCTATTTCGACATCCCCGGCCACGCCGCCGGTACCAGCTCCGCCGAGCGGGGCGTTGCGCTGGTGGGCGAGGAAGGGCCGGAGTTGGTTTATTTCCGAGGCGGGGAGCGGGTACTGAATGCCAGACAGACCTCCGCTGTGCTGGATTCCGGGGGAGGCGGTACCACCAGCATCCAACTCTCCCCCAGCTATACCATCACCGGCTCTACCAATGCGGACGAGCTGGCGGCTGTGCTGCGGGCGCACGACGAAGGGCTGCGGGATCTGATCTTGGAGACTGTGGCCGACGCCCAGTCTGACGCCGCAAGGAGGGTGCGAACATGAGCAAGACCTACACCACCGTCCAAGGGGATATGTGGGACAATATCGCCTACAAGCAGCTGGGGGACGTGGCCCACACCGACAAGCTGATGAACGCCAATCTCCAATACCTCGGTTACTTCACCTTCCCTGCGGGTATCGTGCTGACGTTGCCCGAGATCGAAGAACAGGCCAGCAGCACGCTCCCGCCGTGGAAGAAGGTGTAAGGTATGAGCAATCCAAACATGGCCCGCCGCGCCGCTGTGGAGGTGGCCTTTTCCGGCGTGGATATCACCAAATCCATTAAGCCCTATCTGTTGTCCCTGACCTACACCGACACGGACGGCGAGGACAACGAGGACGACGACCTGCAGATCAAGCTCCAAGACCGGGACGGCCTGTGGGTGGAACAATGGCTGAATGATATTATCAACGTCGCGGCTTCCTCCGGCGGCGGGGCATCAAGCGGCGGCGGAGAGGAGGTCTATACCGTCGTCAAGGGAGACACCCTCTCCGGCATAGCGGCCCGGTACGGCACCACCTACCAGGAGCTGGCGCAGTATAACGGCATCAGCAACCCCAATCTGATTTTCCCCGGCCAGAAGGTCAAGATACCTGGCGGGGGCGAACCACCCGCCACGTCTGCCAACATGGGGATCGAGGCGGTCATTGTCGCTGAGAACTGGCGCGGGGGCGGCAAAGACAAGGTGCTGCCCTGCGGCGAGTTTGAGCTGGACAGTGTGAGCGCCGACGGACCGCCGGACACCGTGACCATCAAATCCACCGGGCGCCCTGTCAGTTCCACCATCAGCCAGACAGAGAAATCCAAGGCGTGGGAGAACTATAACCTCTCTGGCATTGCCGGGGAGATGGCGGGCGCTGCCGGAATGACGCTGATGTATGAGGCGGCCGGCGATCCCTTTTATGAGCGGGTGGAGCAGCTGAAAAGCAGCGACATCACCTTCCTCACCCGCCTGTGCCATGACGCCGGGATCTCCGTGAAGACAACCAACAAAATCCTGGTGCTGTTCGACCAGGCAGACTATGAGGCAAAAGCCGAGGTCCTCACCATCAAAAAGGGGGACGGCACCTACACCAAGCATAAGCTGTCCAGCGGGAGTGCGGACAGCAAATACTCCTCCTGCCGGGTCAGCTATTCCGACCCGGCCACAGGCAAAAGCATTGAGGGCGTCGCCAAGGCAGAGGACTACAAGGCCGACGCCAAGACAAACCAGCAGCTGGAGATCAACGCCAAGGTGGGGAGCGCCGCCGAGGCGAAAGCTCTGGCCGAAAAGCATCTGCGGCTGCACAACAAGTTTTCTCTGACGGCAACCTTCACGATGCCCGGAAACCCCGACCTTGTGGCGGGCCTCACGGTCATGCTGAAGGGCTGGGGCGGCTGGGACGGCAAGTACATTATCCAGCAGGCCAAGCATACCGTCAGCAACTCCGGCTATACAACACAAATCGCGCTCCGGCGGTGTCTGGAGGGGTACTAATGACCGACCTTGAAAAAATCCTGCGAAACCTTGTCCGGCTCGGCACCGTGACCGCAATCGACATTCCGAAGCGGCTGGCGCGGATGAAGTTCTCGGACAGCGGCATTAC